GTATCGAGTATCACCCCAAGTGCACGGAATGATTTCTACCGATCCGTTGCTAAGCTGAAGAAACACAACGTATTCAGTTCCGCCGATTATCGAGACTGGTTGCGACAAAGTAAGCACCGGGCCGTCTTGCGCTTCTACTTCTCCGTCTTGAGTGTCCGGGCGTGAGTTATCAGCAACCAGCACGCGGCTACCGACTGAGACAAGTTCCGATTCCTGCGTCGCGTCAAACGTCACTGAACGTGTTCTATAGCGCAACTTGTTAAATTCGCGATAGGAATGCAGATATGCCAAAGCGACAGACCTGACGCCTATTGATTCAATCTTTACAGGGTTGACTGCCGTCCTATCTTCAGGAACGTAGAACTTAACCACAGCGTCATCAATCGGCGAAACATAGTCGTATTCAATGCCGTCATTGTTATTTGATTGACCGAAGTTTGCGGTTCGTTGCTCAGTGCCAGGAACCTTATTTCTATGATTGAAAAGTAAGACGCTATCAGGCGTCCGCATTTCAAGTTGAATTTCAATAACCCTACCCCGACGAAGCGCCTTACAAAAAACTGCGTCAGCTACGGCAGAAATAGTTTCTTCATATGACAGGTTATCGCTATCAAATGTATACGAAAATTCCCCAGCGGCGTCTAAACCAAAGTAGCCGACAGCCTCAGTCAGAGTCTGATATATGTTGGGAAAATTGACTTCTGCCGCAGTTCTATTCCCGATTTTAGGGTCAAGCGAAATTGCAGAAATAATATCAGCGGCATTTTTTGTTGCCGCGAGACCGCTAAAAGTATTTGTGCCAGGATCGTAAACTGGAAGCAGCCGGTTTACCAGCATGTTTAACTGCCGTTCCGATACTGCCAAAGCTTCACGCGTTGCTTGTGTTACTGCGTGAACTGTCGTGACGTTTCCAAAATGAATATTGCCCACAGGTGACGCAGCGTAAGCATCCCGCCATTTCACTTCATCAACAACCTGCCCGACAAAATCCAAATCAAGCGGCGTTAAGCGGCGCGAACGCACCATATAGCGCCCCGGTGTGGGAAGGTCGGCAAACAACGTTATTGCTCGCGTAGCTTGCGTTATGTCAGAACCGACAACAGTAGCGGTAAAGTAGTTTTCCGGCCCTGTAGCAACGCCTGACGTGTCGCAAGGCGTGACGCCCAATTGAATATCTACACTGGTCGCGGTTTGAACGCTTCCATTGTCTTTATACATCCCATTCAAAGCGACATAATTTGCAATTATTTGATTGACCGTGGTTATGTCGATAACAAACGGCCCGATCCACAAATCAGTCCCGGGCGAATACGGCCCAAGCGTGACCGACGAGAAATTCTCTCTGTCACCAAAGTGCAGATTTGATCTTAGCCACGCCCAATTGTTATTAGCTTGGCCGGTGCTCGGCATTGCAAAAGTTATTCTAATCGGCGTGATTGCTGCTATAGTGAAAACCCCACTATAGTTTAAATGAATGGTGTTAGGACTGTTGAACGTCGCAGCGACCCAAGGCGTGACGCCTCCAAATACGCTAGCGATTAAACCCCAATTTGCATTACTGTTTATCGGCGCAGCAACAATCGCACTATTTCCTGAATACCCGCCATTCACATACTTGCCGGCAAACGAATATGGTGTTGAACCATCAAAAACCGTGGCATCTGTTATTTCAAACAAGTCGAGTATTGAGCCTTGCCCGGCGCCGCCAACGGGAACGCCCATAGCAAACTCGAATTCTATTGTTCCGTCAGAATGAAACCTGACATTAAACACCGGGCTTAGAACACTGGCGCCGCCAATGTAATCGCTAGCTATGTATCCGGCGTTAGCCGCACCATAGGTATATGCAGAGGTGTTAAGTTGAACAGTATCGCCAATCGCAAAATTGTCTGTGAAGTCGGTTCCATCGCCAGTATCGTTAGCCATGTCCCCTAAATAGTTAAAACCGATTTTGCCTGAATAATTGGACGCGGTATCGCTGTTATCGTTTGGCGCAACCAGCGTTTGCCCATTGACCGACTTAGAGCGAACTGCGGCAATGACAGGCCTGTCAATCGTCGGCCCTATAGCCAACTGCGGCGCATCGCCAGTATTCGGCGAAGTATTTGGTAAATAGACTTGAACGGATTCGCCATCGATGCTGGTGACTGGTGTTTGCCCATCCCGAACGGTGGTTTCGTCAATCTCAAACTGCCCGCGACCGATACACATATAGCAATATTCGTATTCAATGTGCGCTTTGAATATGCTATACGGCACAGCTAACAAATCGGGTGTTGACCTAAGTTCACCATAAATGTCAGGAATGCGGTTGTTTATGCGAGCCTGATTCGTGCGACCAGAAAGCGCATTGTTAGGCGACTGGCTCTGATAGTTTCGAGTGCTGGCGTTAGGAACCTTTGGCTTCTGAGTGATCGCAACGATAACGACAACAGCAATAATCGCATACGCAATATATAAAAGCGTTGCAGGGTCGCCCGGATAGACAACGGCGTAAAACTCACCTTCCATTGCCTGCAAAGCGTCAATATCCTCTTGAGAATGCGGTGTTACGTCATTGTCAAGCGACACGTTATCAATGTAGATTCGCGCGGTATGCGGAAACTCCGCGTACTTCTGCTGAAGCGCAGCGCAAATATCATCGGTCTCGATTGTTTCCCAAGATGATTGGTCAAACAAATTAGGAATTAGCGTTAGCTTACGCATTGAATGAACCGGTATGATTTATAGAAATGGGTGGCAACGTGAACCGGCTGAAACGTCACGCCGGATTCAGTAATTTGCAGCACTTTACCCCGAATGTAAATGCCTAGATGCACCGGAGCGCGCGGACGCTGCATCAGCACAAGGCAGGGGTCTACAGGGCCTGAGAGCGCGCGGAAGTGTCGGACGTGCTCACGGCGCAGGCCACGCCCATCGTGAGCCTGTAGCAGCCCCTGCAAAGCGTGGGCAAGGTCAACGCCGGTCAGGTCTGCCCACACTTCACGGCAGAAGTCGGAACACGTATACGAATCGTGCTGATACACCTTGCCCAACCACTTATCAATACTCACAGGAAGCCTCGCAGCATCGGAAAGCGGTCAATCGTATAAAGTTCACCTGTCTTACTAAAGTTCAATCCCGGCGCGGCAGCTTCAAACGTTGATCCTTTGTTATTGTACGAAATTGGGCCTACCTCAAATTTAAACGGCCCCATAAGAACGTTAGCCAAATCAGTGCTTTTATAGACACGATAATTGACAATTGGTTTAACGGCATACGAATCGTCGTTTTCAACTCGGTCGAGTTCCTTAACGATGGTTTCTCCTAGATCGCCTAGTGAAACTTGAATGCCGGTATCGAGATTCGAGCGCGCGCCCTTTTTCGTTATGCCGCAAGGCACAAACCTATGAAAATGTGTAGTTGAATCTTCATAGGTTACGGTCACACCGGCCCGAGCATTGCGGCAAATGCGAAACGTTTCTGAAAAGCTCGGGTGAATTATTTCTAGTAGTTCAAGCTGGACGACTGACCGGCGAGAATTCAAAAAGAAATCGGTTAGCGTGCTCATGGAGTTTTAGTTAAAGTGATATCGTTTCCGGTAACGCCGTAGCTTCCGGGCGCCGCAATAACAGCTTTCGCGGCCAGTTTTGTGGCAACACCGCTAACGCTATATGAACCTGCTTCAATTTCAATAGTTCTGTCGGGGCCTATCATGTTCAAATTCTTTCCGCTAAGAACATATACACCAGTTGCAGCGTTAAGGTGAATAACACTTAATTTGAACGTAACAGCTTTTCCGGTCAACACATAAGCGCCGCCACTTGCACGCAAATTCACAATGCGCGTACTTGCGTCATAAAGGAACGGAAGCGTATTGATATCGTATTTTTTCGGCGTAACTGCCAACTTGGCTCTTACATAATAAGTTTCGCCTTGAACACTGGCTAAACCAAAACTGCCGGAAACAAACCTGCATTGAAATGACTCGACTACGTTAGCGTTATCAAGAATTAGGTTACATAAGAACGGGTCGCCACCACTTGCAATGAACGCACGGTACGCCTGAGCCAAATATGTATACATGGCTTTTGAGCATTGCCAGCTAGCATCAACCGGCCGACTACCGTTTATCAAATTTCTGCGGTGTCTTCCGACATGACCGATTTCTGAGCGAAGCCTATCGGTCGAATCTTCAACCGAAAAATTGGCTTGATCAGGAGCGTAAATTAACGTATTCATTCGGGGTCGCCATACCTGACTCTAATATAGTCAGTCATATTAACATCGCTGTTAAGCACAGCGCCTAGACCTATTAGATTATCACCATCTGCAAAAGTATTAGGTGCCAAATATTCTCCGTTTTCAACACCTACGCCGTTGAAAAGTA